AACCTTGGCACCGTGATCACCACCACGCAGCACCGCCACGCCCTGGCCGGGGAATGTCTGGTCGATCTCCCTCGCAATCAAGTCCACAGTGCCGAGGTAGGTGGCAAACACGACGATTTTTTCGCTCGGGTTCTGCCGCCATAGGATGCCCAGGCCGTCGAGCAGCTTCTGCGCCTTGGTCTCGCGCTGCTGCGGGAAGACCTTGAGTAGATCGCCAATGCGCAGCCGTTCTTCGGGTAGATGCAGTTCCACGACAGCCGATGCGGCTTCTTCAGCGTGGGCAGCTCCATATTCGCTGCCATAAGGGTCGGAGGCCAGTTCCAGCGCTTCCTCGTCCAGCTTCTTGACCAGTCGATACTTGAGATCGGCCAGCACACGGTCCACCTCGCTCCGGCCGATGCTGTCGCGTGCGAGGTTGAATTCTTCATGGATCAGCTCGCGGGCTTCATCGGTCAGCCGCTCACGCCCCTCGATGTCCAGGTCTTTATCCCGCAGGAATGCCTCGTGCAGCGTCAACATCAGCAGACGGCGTTTCATGGTGCGCCGCACGGCGGCGAAGCTCGACGCAGCAATCTTCTGGAAGATGGCCATCAAGAAGCCGAGGGCACGCCCCTGGCCGCCCTGGCGACGCGCAAGGTCGAAGCCGTCCTCCAGGTACTCGCGCAGCTTCTCGTAGAAGAGGCGCTCCTCCGGGCCCATCAGGAAGGACTCGGTATGCACCCAGCGTCGTGCAAACAGCGGCGAACCATCCGGCTGACAGGCGTCCGCCTTCGTGCGACGGAACATCACCGTGTTCAAGCGGTGCCGGTGTTCCAGCATTTCCTCGGGGCTGCCGAATAGCGTCGGGTTCAGCAGTTGCGCCAGCATCCAGAACTGGAAGTGATTGCCCTGGTGAGGCGTCGCCGAGAGCAGCATCAGGTCGCGGGAATGGTCTTTCAGCGCTTCAGCCAGCTTGTAGTTCTCGGTCTTCCTGACCTTGCCGCCATTGCGGTATGCCGTGAGGTGATGCGCTTCGTCGAACACCACCAGATCCCAACGCGGTGCATCCAGCAGGCGCTTGATGCGCGCCGGGCGCTTCAGGGTGTCGATGCTGGCAATCAGTCGGTCGTGCTTGGCGAAGGCGTTGGTCTTGCGGTCAGTGATGTCGCCCTCGGAGCCGAACACCTCGAAGTCGAGGTTGAACACTTCGTTCAGCTCGCGGTGCCAGTTGTTCACCAGACCCGCAGGCACCACCATCAGCGCCCGGGTCAGTTCGCCCCGGCTGGCCAGCTCCCGAAGAATGAGTGCCGTCTCGATGGTCTTACCCAGCCCGACCTCGTCGGCGATGAGGTAGCGTCGGGGCGACGCGGTGGCAATGCGGTGCGTCAGCACCACCTGATGGGGAAGCAGATCGATCTTGGCTGACGTCAGCGCCGACGCGCTCTCCATCACCGGCAGTGCGTGCGCCTCGTAGGAGAGCCACGCCTTGTGTGCCCGGTCGGCGTTGCCACCGACCGCACGCAATATGCGTTCGGTGCGAGAGAGTTGGCGGCGAACCGAGCCAACCGGCACACGGCGCTCACCAACGCCGAAAAACGCACGCAGGTAGCCGTGGGCGATCTGGCCGTCCCTCGGGCGCAGTGCCCAGCCCGTGGTGGTTCCCAAGTCAATCGCCAGTAACACGAGACACCGGGTTGGCGCCATGTCATCACCAACGCCACCCACATATACACCTACATCGACACCGGTATCGACGACGGCATCAGCCATCCTACGTAGGTCAGAGGGAACCTTAGTTCCCTTTCCTACGTAGTAGGAGGGGGGTTTGTTTCCAACTGGATTTTGGGTGAAATATGAATAAAAACAAGGACTTAGCTCAGTTGGCAAGTTGGCAAAACGGTTTTTTGTTGCCAACTGCCAACTGAACCTAAGTTGTTGATTCATATGGGAATCCAGTTGGCAGACTTCTTCCAACTGAGTCCAGTTGGCAAAACCGGGGCTCCAGTTGGCAACACTTTTGCCAACTGGATTTGACGTGTACAGATGCGGGTTCATAGGGGAGCCTCCTTGTCATTGATGTCATCTTGGTAGACCCACACGTCCGCTCGCTCCACGGGCATGGCCGCGCCGGAATGTGGGCATTTAAAGTGGGTCGGCAGCACCGTGAAGTGCCGGATCAGCACCTCGCCGGTGGCCGGATCTGGCGCATCGAAGGGCAGGCTCAGCACCATGTCCTCGACGCACAGGTAGCCGAACTTGTTGCGTCCAACCGCGGGCAGCCCGTACTGCGCTGCGTCGCGAAAGAACTTGATATAGCCCTGCGTGGCCAGGGCCGAGATGCGCGCACGGATCGTGCGATCGCCGCCCAGGCCAGCCTTGCCCTCAAAGGCCTCGGCGAACTGGTTGGCGGTGTAGCAACGCCCTTGTGCGGCCTGATCAAACAGGATCTCCAAGATGGCGTCACGCTTGCGCCGGCGCTCCGCATCGAGCCTTTCGCCATAGTCCTTGAGCACCAGGCGGTTATTTGCATCCAGCTCGCGCCACTCGCCGTCGATTTTGTCGACACTCTTTTGCGAGATGGCCGGTCCATTGCGCAACTCGAAGGTCAGGCGCCGAATGGTGCTGAGCTCGTTGGGGCGGTCCAACATGACGCCGGTGGTATAGAAACCGCGCAGGCTGCTGGCGCCGGCCAGCGCCTGGAACGGGTCTTCCTCGAACTGCTTTTTGTTGAGCTTCCTGGTGTGATGGGCGAGGATCACGCCCGCATCGGGGTTGACCGCCTGGCGGATCGGATCCACGCGCTGCGAAAGGAAGAACATCATCGCGCCGTTGTCGTTCTCGCCACCGGCATCTCCCCCGTCGAACACATTTCGGATCGGGTCAATGACAATGATGTCGGGCGGATGGCCGTCGAAGGCATCAAGCATCGCCGGAATGATCTGCTTCAGACCAGCGTCATCCAGAACCAGGCGAAGCTGAGGTGTGGCAATAAAGTTGATGCGCGCCAGCTCAAGCCCGTGGGCTGGCAGCCGGACCTGCTTGGCCCGCTCGCGCAGGTAGTGGTACTGCACTTCGGCCTGCAGATAAAACACACGCAGGGGCCGTGGTGGGGTCATGCCCAGAAACGAAAGGCCCGCGGCCATGTGGGTGAGCAACGCCAGCAGGAGGTCGCTCTTGCCCACCTTGGGCGCACCCCCAAAGACCGTCAACCCACCGGGGGTCAGCACCCTGGGTGCGATCAGGTCGTCGGGCAGCGGCGAATCGTCGTCCAGCAACTGACCCAGCGTAAAGCTTGGCAGCCTGGGCGCTGGCGCCTTCACGATGCGGCGCTCAGCTTGCGCAATGAACCCCGCGCAGTCAAAGCCCTCCGCGACTCCATCGGCGGCATCCCACTTGGATCTCTTGTCGGGCGGGGGCACCAGGATCGCAACGGATGCGGCCGCGGCCATTGCACAAGCGCCTGCTGCGTGCTCTGCATAGTCCCAGCCCGGGGCATCCCGGTCGGGCCAGATCAACACCTCCTTGGCCTTCAGCGGCGTCCAGTCAGTTTTATCGATCGGCGCCTTTGCGCCGTTCATGGCCGTCGTGGCGACTACACCCAAACCAATCAACGCATCGGCACACTTCTCGCCTTCGACCAGAACGACTGTGCGGGCGCTCGCCACCTGCTGCAAGTTGTACAGCGGGCGAGGATCCGGTGCACGCCACATCCGGGCGCGAACATCCCACGGGCGGTACTCCTTGCCGGTGGGAGGGTCGTAACGGTAAACGCAGGCCACGAGTTCGCCTGCTGGCGTGACGTAGTCCCACTTGGCAGTATGCGGCCCCAAATCGTCGACGCCAGGTTCATGGCGAGCTTCACGACGAGCCAGGTGTGAGACAGGTGGCGCGAACCCGAGCCACTGGCGAACCTCATTGAGCACCGCCGGGAAGTCATGCAAGGTGGAGAGCCCGCGCGACATCGCCCAGATGTCCAAAACGTCGCCCCCGTCGTCGTTGGAGAAGTCCTTCCACAGGCCCCGCCGGGGTCCGTCGAGCTCGACCACCAGGCTCTTGCCCGGCGAGCCCTCGACGTCCCCCACGTAAAACTTGCCGCCCCGGATTCGCCCCCGGGGAAACAGGTAATGCAACACGGCCTCCAGCCGATCCAGTAGCGCGGCGCGCAGCACTTGCGCGTCGGCGCTCAGGCCATCCAGCGGCTCCCTTGCGTCATTGAAGTCCAGCACGCAGACTCCTCTCCTGGGGCGCGGGTGCGATATCGGTGTCTTGACAGAAAGTCGTCCATTGAACTACATTCACGCCATGCAATTTGAGTGGGATGACGGCAAAAGCGAGCTGTGTTTCAGGGAGCGGGGGTTTGACTTTGCCTATGCGGCACAGGCGTTTTTTGATCCGAACCGCATCATCCGGCCCGATGACCGCCACAGCTATGGCGAAGAGCGTTACCAACTGATGGGCAAGGTCGAGCAACGTCTGTTTGTAATCGTCTATACCCCCCGAGAACAAGCCATGCGCATCATCTCGGCCCGCAAGGCCAACCAGCGAGAAATGACACACTATGAAGACCGTTCGCGTGACGATTGACCCCAACAAGCCCGCATCCGTCGCGCTGGGGCGCATTGATGCGGCCCGCGTTGATGGGGCAACTGAGCAGGAACTGGCGCGCCAGCAGGCCCAAGATGAGCAGGAGGCCGTGATGGACGCTGCTCGCTTCGCACGCCGGGTTCGCAAGCGCCTGGGGCTGACCCAGGCGGAGTTTTCTCGCCGCATCGAGGTGTCCCTGGACACCATCCGCAATTGGGAGCAAGGCAAGCGCACGCCCACGGGTGCTGCCAAAGCCTTACTAAAGGTGCTGGACCGCAACCCAGAGTTGGCCCTGGCCGCGCTGCACTGAGTCCTGTGCCCGGTGCACCCACTCATCACGCCACTCCCCAACACCGCTGCTGCCACGCACAGAACTTGCACTCCACATGGGTGGGCGTCGTGGCAAAGCGAGGCAAGCTCTCGCCCGAATCGGTCGCGGTGATGACCTTGACTGCGCGGTCCGACATGCGCTGCGCCAGCCCGCCATCAAAGGGCAGCAACTCACACCAGATCGCCTGGGTGTCTTTGTTGACCGCAGTGAACAGGGCCGGGTTGGCTGAGACGCCCGGCACGCTGGCTTCCATGTAGGCTTGGTAGACCGCGACCTGTGCAGCATAGACCGGCTTGGAGCGGGCTACACCCTGCTTGACCGTGTCACGCCAGGATTTGTCGTTCATTGTCTTGAACTCCCAGATAGCCGGGTAACCCATGCCGAAGGCCCCCAGATCGGCAGGCCCTGCGTTCAGGATGCCATCGACATGGCCCCGGATCCGCCCGCCCGCCACCGAGAAGCCGAACTGGCCACCCTGGGCTTTTCGGGTAAAGAGATCAAAGCCGGCCAAGCGCAGCCAGCGGATGGCCAGATCCTCCAGCGTGTGGCCGACCTCAAAGATCCTCAGCAAGCGCCCCGAGAAGTCGCGCCCGTCGTCGACCGGCGTGTGGGTGTACTCGTACTGCAGCGCGCGCTCACAGGCCACGCCCAGACGCGATGCGCCGAGATAGTCACGTGGCGTCTGGCTGGCACGCTCCCGGGTCAGCGCCTGATCGATCAAGCTGCTGATCTGGGCATCCAGCGTGGGCCGGTGATTGAAATCCAGCGTCACAGAACACCTCCCGCCGACGCGGCCAGTTCCAGGCGGGCCGGGGAATAGTCAAAGAAGGCGCGCTCGCGCGCTGCCAGGCGTTCATGCTCAATGAGCATGTGCTGCTGGTAGGCTGTGACCACCACTTCAACCAGGGTCAAGACCTCCTGGCGGGTGTAGTCGGCCAATGGACGCCCCATACCAATGGAGCCCACATACTCGCCCAGCGGCGACAGGCAGGCACCCATGGCCGCGGTCTCCATCTCACTTGGATCCGTCATCTTTCCCTCCGCTTTTTTCATGAGCGTTGAAAACGCGTTTTGACAGCGCCGGGAGCAAAACACCCAACGGTCTGAATCACGACGCGGGTCACCGCGCCGGAGCCTGGGGTTGAACCAGCCCAGGCCGCGGGCTTGGCGCGAGCACACCGCACAGGTCATGCGCGCCATGCCTGACCTCACGCCGCCCGTCACGCCGCCTCCCGGCAGGCGTCATTGGCCGCCACCACCAGGCGCTGGATCTGGGTCTTGTTGAACTGAAACGACAGCAGGGCGGAGGCCTGGTAACGCGTCAGTCCAAAATCAGCACGCATCGCCTCGGGCAAATAGCGCAGCTGCTTGTCGGTCGGGGGCTCGTTGAGCCAGCGCCGGGTCTTGTAGGCGGAGTCGGCGGACTCGTGGTCGTTGAGCCAGTCGTCGGCCCGGGCCATGCAGACCGTGCGCTCGCCGACACCCAACAGGTGCGCCCTCAAATCCTTACCCCCACCGACGGCGTGCCAGCGGCCGTTGAGAAAGAAGATGCCGCCCCAGGCGCTAAAGCCCGTGGCCATCAGTGCGTCGTCATGCCCGAACAGGTCGCACCACCGAAAGTTAGAGCGCTTGAGCAGGTCGATCTCGCTCATGACGAAGTCCGCCAGCACGCCCAGTTCGTGCGGCTCCCGCTCCCACACATGTCCACACAGCGGGCACTCCATGCAGGCCAGCGGAACGATGGCGCCGCAATCTGGGCAGTCCTTGGTTGGCGCCTCACCTTCGCCCAGATGCCCGTCGAGGTTGATTTCCTGCTCAATCGATCCGTGCATCAGGCTGGCGGTGCCGAAGTCCAGCACGATGCACTCGGTCTTGATCACGCCCGGGAACTCATCAGGGTCGACAGTGCGCAAACCACGACCGACCATCTGGATGAAGGTGGACTTATAGGAGCTGGGCCGCAGCAGAACAACGCAGCTGGTGGGCGTGTAGTCGTAGCCTTCGGTGAGCACCGCCACGTTGACCACCACCTGAGCACGCCCAGTCTCGTAGTTCGCCAGTCGCGCCTTGCGGTCCACATCGGACAGCTCACCGTGGATGAACACGGCGTGCACGCCTGCGTCGACAAACGCATCGCAGACGTTTTGGGCATGGGCCACCGTCGAGCAAAAGACGATGGTCTTGCGCGAGGATGCGTTCGCCTTCCAGTGCTTGATCACCGCTTCAGTGATCAGCTGCTTGTCGAGAATGGAGGCGACCTCGTCCATGTCGAAGTCCATCGCGGTGCGCCGGACATGGCGCAAGGCGTCCTGCACGCCGACGTCGATCACGAAGGTGCGTGGCGCAACAAGGTGCCCTGCCGCGATCATCTCGCCCAGCGTGATCTGGTCAGCGACGTTG